CCCTGTTTCGCGACACGACACTTCGTAACGCCTCGTTGGGAACATCATCGTCGCCTCCATGCCCTAAACCTAATCGCGAACGCCTAGCACGTCAAGTCCCGTTTGCGTCCCGGACGCTTTCGCGTTTCGGCCCAGCGCCCCGGGCCTCGTCAGCGGGTCATTCGGCTCCGTACATTTCGACCGTCGCGATTTCGTGCCCGATCGAACCGCGACTCAGCGTCACGGTCCGGGCCGGAGCCGTCAGAATGGAACGTATGATGCAAGGAACGTATCCGCGTGCGACTTGCGCGAGCGATGATCCGAAATCCCGCGATAGCAAACGGTGAGGTTGCCAATCGCCTCGCACTCGTAAACACCGAGAACGGTAACGACGTCGCTCAGGTCGTCCATGTTCCGGTAAGACTTGCCGACCTTGATGTTTCGCTTGGCCATTGTCGCCTCCATGCCCTAAACCTAATCGCAGACGACTAGCGCGGCAAGTCCTGCGATGTCGATTTCCGAAAAAAGTTTCGGCGCGCCGTCCTAGCCGCCAGCGCTTGACGTGGCACGGACGATGCTTTACCGTTCGGACATGGACGAAAAAGTTGTGGAGCGAATCAAGCGGGCTCGGCTCAGTGCCGGGCTCAGTCAAAATGACCTGGCCGTGGCAACTGGCACGACCAACATGAGCATTTCCAGGCTCGAGCGAGGCGTGCATTCGGACATGCGCGCGTCGCTGCTGCTCGCCATCGCAGACGCGACCGGGACGAGCCTGGACTGGATCGCGACGGGGCGGGGGAGGATGGGGCGGTGAGCCTGGACGTTTACCTTTCCGAGATGCGTCCGGTGGACGTCTTCAGTCGGAACATCACCCACAACCTGGCACGCATGGCCGACTCCGCAGGACTTTACACGCCGCTTTGGCGTCCCGAACTGCTGCATGTCACGAAGGCGTCGGACCTTATCGGTCCGCTCGAGTCTGGCCTTGCCACGCTAAAGGCAGACAGGGCGCGATTCAAGGAATTCGAGCCTTCGAACGGATGGGGGTCGTATGACGGTCTAGTCCAGTTCGCCGAGTCGTACCTCGCCGCATGTCGCGAATATCCGGACGCGCAAATCCGGGTGAGTCGATGACGCCCCGCGACGCAGCAATCCAGGCCATCCGCCGCGCTCAGGACAGCCTAGATTCGGCGCTGCGCGAGCTGAACCTAAACCGGTCCGCGCTGGCACTTTTCGACTGCGCGAAGGCCCTCGAGGCGGCGGGGCAGGCGCACTACCATATCGCACGCGAGGCGGACCGATGAAAATCGGAAGCCTTTTCAGCGGCATCGGAGGGCTAGAGCTCGGGCTTGAACGTTCGGGCCTCGGGACCGTCGCATGGCAGTGCGAGATTGACCCGTTTTGCAGGTCTGTGCTGGCTAGGCACTGGCCGGATGCGAGGAGGTACGAAGATGTCCGGACCGTGGACGCAACTGCACCTTCCGTGGACGTCATCTGCGGGGGGTTTCCCTGTCAGGATGTCAGCCTCGCAGGAAAGCGCGCAGGTCTCGCTGGGGAACGCTCGGGGCTCTGGCACGAATTCGCCCGCATCATCGGCGAGCTCGAGCCGAAAATCGTCGTCATCGAAAACGTGCTTGGGCTGCGCACGTCCGGATTGCCCCGAGTGCTGGCCGACCTTGCCGCTCTCGGGTTCGATGCGGAATGGGCGGATCTCGCAGCGTCGGACATCGGAGCGCCGCATCAACGACGCCGGATGTTCATTGTTGCTACCCACACCGACCGCATCGACGTACGGAGCGAACCGGGGTGGCTCGAGCGGGCGTGTCGGGAAGTTGCGGCCGTCACTATCGACGATGGCGAGGACGAACATGCTGCCCACGCCAACATCGACTCTCGCGAGTCATGGCGGACTGATCACGCCTGCAAAGGCGAGGGACGGCGGGACTCTTATCGAGGCGTTGTCTGCTCGCCTGTTTCCGACGCCGACGGTGAAGGGGAACCACAACAAGAGGGGGCTCTCGGCGCGCAGTGGCGACGGTCTAGCGACGGCTGTTGGAGGCCGCCTGTCAGCCCGATTCGTCGAATGGATGATGGGATTTCCAATCGATCACACGGACGTCGACTAAAGGCCCTCGGCAACGCCGTCGTCCCCGCCTGCGCCGAAGTCATCGGCCGCGCCATCGTGGAGGCTATCGGATGATCGGAACGTTCTGGAAACGCACTCTGACCGGCAGGATCACCGTCATCCTCCGCAGCGACCCACTAAACTGGGTTGTCCTGCACGGAACGAAGTCGGCGCGTCGCGAACCGAAGCGCGATTTCCGTAGCCGCTACGAGCCGATCGGCCGGGTGAAGCTATGAGACTCCCCGTCCGCCTAGCGCACGGCTGCTGGCTCCTGTTCAGCGACCGGGCCTACTCGGTTTGCTACACGCCTATCGGGTCGTGGCGTCGCATCGGACGTCAGGGACGGTGGGTCTTGGGTTCGTACGAATGGAACGGCTCGACTCCGCACGAGTCGGCGTGGGTTTGCGGATTGGAGGTGACGCGATGGATGGACGGGACGGAGACGGTCAGGTAGGGCTTCCCACACGCGGAAACGATGACCTTGGAACCCCCGAATGGGTACTCGACATCGTGCGATGCATCGTCGGTCAGATCGAACTCGATCCGTGTTCAAACCCATGGTCACAGAGCATCGTGCGCGCGGAGTGGGCCATTTCGAAGCATGATGGTATGGATGGCCTGTTCCGATGGTCGGCGATCGCCAGCCGGAACGTCTGGCTAAACCCACCGTATTCGAATCCGAAGCCGTGGGCGCAACGTGCCGTCGAGGCATCGGATGATGGGCTCGAGGTATTCGCGCTTATGAAGCTCGATCCGTCCACCGAATGGAGCCGCATCCTTCGATCGCGTCCACGGGCCGTCTGCGACTTTCACAAACGTATTCGGTTCGAAGGCGGAAAGTACGCGGCCGGAGCGATGGCTTCTACGCTCATCTACTTCGGTCCGCGCCCGTTTCTGTTCTGCCACCACTTTCAAGACGTCGGCGAAGTCCGGATATGCCGATGACCGACGACCTCACGACCTGCCCCTACACCGCCCGAGACGCTGCCGACGACGCTGTAGAGCGCGGAGACGTCAAGGAAGCGGTCCGGCTGTACGAGCTCGCCGCGAGGCTAGCGAGGCGACAGAAACGCGACCTGCGCGGACTCGGACGGTAGACGGCTCGCACCTTGCGGGCCGTTTTCCGTTCAGGCCCGTTGCACGCGGAGTTCGTCTCGGATCGCGTCGCGGTTCGCCATGATGAACGACCGCACGTCGTCCGAGAGCTTGCGCGGCTCGGTTAGGAACCGCTCGCCATCCTCAAGCAGTGTGCATGTCACGCCCTGGTCCGCGAGGATAGACAGGAACGTTGGAGTGGATGGCTCGACTGCAGGCGCAGTTACGTTGCGAGCGGCGCTGTAGTGCCTCAGAGCGGCCAGGATCAGATCGTGGGGGCTGCCCGTCCACCCGATCGACCGCGCGACGTGCTGCGCCTCCACGGACGCCAGCATGACGGCCCGTTGCTCGCGCACGACGTCGATAGGAACCTTGCCGTCGAATGCCACCTCAGAGTCGGTCGCGCCTTCCCACATCGGGTGCAGTAGGAGACGCTGCGCTACGTCAGCGTCGGTCTCGTTCGGCTGTTTCGTTCGCGGGTCCATGTGCCTCCTACGGTAGCGCTTCCAATGACGGGCGGACATGGGGCGGAATGCGCCATCCGTTCGCCGCAAGGTAATCCATGATCTGCCTCGCAGAATCAAAGCTCTTGTCCGGGCTGAATCCGTGCTTCGCCAGCGTCCGCGCCTGCTTGTAGGTGCAAAGTCCGCGCTTCCGACGTGACATGAGCTTGTCGATTTGGCGGCTGGCTTGGTCGAAAGTCAAACGCGCCACCTTCTCCGGCTCCATGCCGAAGTTTTCTAGCGTCGTACGCTGCCCAATGGTGGCTTCCCGGTGGCCAAGCGCTCGGTCTGGCTCGAGCGCGATCCGGAACAGGTCAAGCGCTTCGGCGCGGACCGTAGCAGCAATCCGCAACGCCGCTGCGGCGGCACGCTTGCGGTCCGCTTCGGCGAGTCGCTTTACATGCTCTGCTTCCGCTTCGGCCATGGCGTCGCGGTCCAGCACCTTGCCGTCCGACATCATCTTTTCGGCTATGGCGCGCACGTCATCCGACAAGTCTTTGCCTGCCAGGAGGTCAACAGGATTCGCCAGTGAGTGGCGTCCCGCATTGCCTCGAAAATCGACTAGCAGGCAGTCCTCTTTCCCAGGAAAAAGCCGCGTGCCCCTGCCGACCATTTGAGCGTAGAGCGCACGAGACTTCGTGGGACGTGCAAGCGCAATGCACGACGTTCGAGGGGCGTCAAATCCCTCGGTAAGCACTCCGACATTCGTCACGTATTGGACGTCGCCAGCGCTGTACTCTGCCAAGATCCGCTTACGCGTCTCAGCTGGCGTCGTGCCGTCGATGTGGCGGACTTGCTTCCCGTCCGAAAGATACCCTTGCAATACGTCCGCGAGCGCTTTGGACTGCTCGACCGTGACGCAAAAGATGATTGTCGGGCGGTCCTTGGACAAGTCGACAAGTGGCGAGGCGATGCGGTGGTGCACCTCGTCCACCTCGAGGATGCGCCGCAAGTCGCCTTCGTTGAGCTCGCCCGCAGTCGTCCGAACCTTGGATAGGTCGAGCCCTTCCACGTCCACGGCAAGGGCACGGAGCGGGCACAGATAACCGTCCCGCATGCCGTCCAGCATGGAATACTCATAGGCCACGGCGTCAAAGGCATTGTCCATGCCGATGCCGTCGCCACGGTCCGGCGTGGCCGTCAGCCCGAGCACCTTGGACGACCCGAACGCTCCGATGATGTCCCGATACGTCTTGGCGGTGGCGTGGTGGCACTCGTCGATCACCACCGTGGCAAAGTCGGCCGGGTTGAACCGCGCAAGACGCTTGTCACGCATCGTCTGAACGCTGGCCACGACGATCCTGTCATCCTGCCCGTACATGCACGACAGGCGCGCCCGGGACTCGGCCTTTTCGATGCCGATCCTGACGTCCGCGCCAACGGCCTCCTGCAGCGCGTCCCGGGCCTGTTCGATGAGCTCCGTACGGTGGGCGAGCCAAAGCACCTTGCCGGCGTCTAGACGGCGTTCAACGACCGCGCTCGCCGTTGCCGTCTTGCCCGTGCCAGTGGCTAGGACGAGCATAACCGCTCGATGCGTTTCCCATTCGCGGAAGATACCTTCCACGGCGTCGGCCTGGTACGGCCGGAGAACCTTTGCCATTCGACTCCTGCCCGCCGCCGTTAGGAGCGCCCCGCCCAGGCTGTGCACGCCTGGACGGGGCTAGGAGGAACGGACCTTGAAACCGTCGCATGGATGGCCGTGCGCGTCAAGTCGCACGGAGCGTTGACAAACTTTACAAGCAACGTTGTAAACGTTGTAAACGCCCAGTCCATAGCCAGGGCTTTCCCTCCGGTGACCAGGAGCGGTGCGGCTCCGGGCGGTGGGTGCGTCTGGCCGACGCTGTGGCGTATCGGCACGACGTGTGCTGGTACGCTCGCCCGCTTAGCTGCTAGTGCCGGTCACCGTTGGAAGCACTGAGCGTCGCGGCTATTCGAGTCCATGCGTTAGCGTTGGAGACACGCGCCCTGGCCTCGCGTGCCCTCCCCGCTCGCTGCTACGTAGACACGGCATCTCGGGATCTTCCCAAAGCCCCTCGTCGGGGCGTGTCTCAGTAGGTCAGTGACCGCCGTTTGCAGTCCGGCACAGCTCTCGGTTCTCCTCGGCTCAACTCACGTCCACGATCCGGATTCACGGGGCCGGATTCGCCGTCTCGTACCACCCTGCCAGCCCGGAGCTAGAGAGGGAGCCTCGCTACTAACTTCGCCGTGGCGACGAGGACACGCCAACGCGAACGGTCCCACGGCGATGCTGTTTTTCGCAAGGCGTGGCCCAAAATGACAGACGCATGACAGAAGACGTAATCAAGATTACAGTTTGGCCTAAAATGACAGATAGTCGTACGCGTAGATTATGCGACTATCGCGCGCAATGACGCAACTTGTCGAAACGGCCGAATCCATCGCATCCGACCCAGACCAGACCGCGCAATCCGCACTCGAGTACGCCCGCTACGCGCTCCGGTGGCGGCTCGTCTCGCCTGGCTGCCTCGCCCGCGCCCGCTCGGTCCGGTACCTGGCCGAATGCCGGCGCAAGGTTCTGGACGCCAGCGCCTATAGCAGGTAGTATCCGCCCAGGAGGCTCTATGCCGATGAATGACGAGTGGTGGAAGCGGAGTGGTCCGCTAAAGAATCGGAAGCGCATGACCGCTGCCGAGCTTCGTGCAGCTGGGCTGTGCGCACGATGCCGTAAGGCGAAGCGGACTGGCGGTTACGCGAAGTGCGATGCTTGCCGGTCGATGGAGCGAGAGAGCCATGCCAAAACGAAGCGTGACGGATCTGGAGCGAACCCGCGCGGTAAGCCGCGGTCGTTCGCGCAGTTCGAGCGCGAGAATCCTTGACGCCAGCGCCTAGGTCTGGCACGGTGACGGGAGGAGGCGACATGGACAAGATCGTGGGCATCGCTGGTCATCGGACCGAGGGCATGTGGAGCGTCGAGGTGGCATTCGACGACGGGGTGTGTCTGTACGGCATTGGAGCGAGCTTCGCTGACGCGCTTTACTCGGCGCTTGGCGTCCACCCAGACGACACGGACCTTTGTGCGGAGGTGCCGCTGTGAACGTCGGCGAAGCAAACCGCGTACGCGCCTGCCTGGACTGCGGAAAACCAGGCGCGCTCTTGTGGCGAGTCGCCAAGGGCGAGAACGCGGGGCGACTGCTACGCATCTGTGCCGCGTGTCTGCACAAGGACGGCTGGCACCGATTCGAACTCGTCGAGCGCCAGCCGATATTGGGCGAGGTGCCCACGGAGTTCTTCGAGGGCGAGTGGCACTTTCCAAAGGCGGACGGCCCCGAGCCATGGGCCGTCATCACCTACACCGATGAGCCGTCGCCTGAGACGGGGCACGTCGGCTGGTGCTGGTGGGCGATGGGCTCGATGGGCGACGCGCCCTCGTACGAGGCGGCCCGCGACGCTGCCGTGGCTGAGATACAGCGTCGCATGGACCGCAGAATGGCGGTGCTGTGATGCCGTACGTCGGGAAAAGCATGGACCGAAAGCGCAATGCTCGGCGGCGCCAGCTCAGCGGAGCACACACCGCCGTGTCGTGGAATGCCGCGTATCCGGTTGGAACCGTTGTTCGCTACTGGCCGATCTATCCGCCATCCGAAGGCTTTCCGCCCGAGGACACGACGACACGATCAGAGGCGTGGACTCTCGGAGACGGGTCCGTGGTCGTGCTCGTCCACGGCAAAACTGGCGGCGTTCACCTGTCGCACGTCGAGGTGCTGCCGTGAACCTGACCGACACCTATCCGGGCCTGCCACTGCGCCAGGTCCGCACCGTCTCGCTGCCGGTCCGCAAGGGTACGGCTGCGGACCAGAACGTGCGTTCCTGGGGTATCGATGACGCTCGAGAGCAGCGGCACGACCAGATCGATGACGCGCTGTTTGACGCCATCTGCGAGGTCATCGGTGAGGAAGACCTGCCCGAGTTCGGCCCGGGCGGACGCTGGGCCATTCTCAGCCACTTTGACAGCCGCTGGGCAGGAACCGTCACGCTTCAGAACCTGGCCGACGCGATGGGCGTCAGTCGCGAACGGATGCGGCAGATCGAAACGGTCGGGCTGCGGAAGGTTGAGTCGCACCTGGGCGGACGCCGCATGAGTACCCATTCCGAGTGCTACGCCGGACGCAGGCGGGTCAGGACCGGAGGAGTCGAGCGGATGATTCCCGTGGACGGGCACGGCATCAAGCGCCGTCGCACGCCCGCTACGCCCCGAGACGTTATCAATGCGCGATGCCTCGAGGCGCTGCGGGAGATGACGGCAGACGGGCGCTACGTGACCGCTACGGCCGTTGCCGAGGCGATTGGCATCGGGGGAAGCTCGACAGCGGTTTCGCTCCATGCGCTGGCGCTGGCTGGGAAGGTGCAGCGCGAGCAGAACCGGTTCGGGCGGCAGGGATGGCGGTGGCCGGTGGGGATCATTTGCGCGAGGGCGGTGCGTGATGTCTGAACTCAGGATCGTTGCGTGGAAGTCCTACGAAGATGCGACCGAGAACGACCCGCCGAACGTCGGAGACCTTGGCGGATACGTAGAAGGCACCGGGTGGGATACGTACATCGACGAATGGCACGAAGACATCCGGCCCTATTACGAGGCGATTCGTGCCGAAGTGCTTCGGATCCGCATCTGGAAGGATGGCCACTGGCATCAGGCCGAAGGCGTCCCTGTTTTCTCGGACGGAACCGTAGCGGCGATGTCTATGCGCGCATGGGGCGACATGATGGCCAGCATCTACAACGAACGGTTCGGACTGAAGCTCTGGTACGGCGACTTCGCGTGGCGAATCTACGTCCCAAATCCGTGGGACGGCGCGGAGGCGTGCGATGCGACCTGAGACGATCGACTTTTACGGGCACAAGCTCGTACAAGAGGAACGAAACTGGTACCGGGCAACGTCGGCGGCATGGGGCGAAATCGAGCTCTCCCCGTATTCGAGGCCGGAAATCGGCAAGTGGATCGCGACATGGGAATGCACGCCTTCGACGTACGGATACGCCGAGGGATATGGCGAGACCCCTGAACGGGCGCTAGCTGACCTCGGAGCGCGGATGCGCGAAATGGCCGGCGCGCTTTGGGTGTTTTTCCCGCGAAAGGCCGACGACAATGCGACTTGACCGTCTCTGCCTACTCAGCATCGACCCGGCCAGGAGCTCGGGGTGGGCGGTCTTTGACGGGGCGACGCTGCACGACTCGGGGCGGGCGCTTACCGCGACGGACCGAGCCGATGTGGTCGAGCGTTGGCTTCTGCTGGCCGCTACCAGGAATCTGGTCCGGGCCGTCGTCGCCGAGGGGTGGTCTCCTGGGATGCTCTCGCACCGGACCATGTTCGGGTGCGGAGCTAGCTGGGGCCGGTGGTGCGAGCGACTGGACGATACCGGGTATCGTGAGGACCACGTTCTGCGGTACACCCCGCACCAGTGGCGGAAGCTCGTAGGAATCAGGTCTCGAGGCAGGGAGTCGTGCAAGGCCGAAGCGATCCGGATGGTCGACCGAATCTATGGCGTGACTGCCATGGACGACCAGGCCGAGGCCATCCTCATCGGGAAGGCGGCCTTGACCGATACGCCGTCGCTCTGTAGAGTTCTGCCTGGTCGAATCAGGAAGCTCCTGCTAGTCGACGACCCGGCCACCCACGAGGCGCACGGTGAGTGACACGAAAACGGTGCTACGCGCGCGACCCCATGCCAGCATTGAGCGGTCCGTGCTGTTCTCCGAAGATGCTCGGAAGCGCGTAATCAGTGCGCTGCGTTCCGGGCTGTCGATTGCCGTCGCCGCATCGCTTGTCGGAATCAGCCGGGAAGCTGTGCGGCGGCGTCGTAGGCAGGACGCGCAGTTTGACGAGGATTGCGCCCGAGCGATTGCCGAGTATGAGCAGTCGATGCTCGGCATCGTCAATGATGGGGCCGCTGACGATCCGAAGATGGCGCTAGAGATTCTGGCGCGCCGGTTCCCTCAGCGCTGGAGCCCACGCATGGAGCTCCGCGGTCCGAACGAGGACGACGAAGACCGCGAGGCCGACGACGCCCGAGAGCTATCGGACGAGGAGCTTCTGGCGCTGGCGGGAGGAAAGTGATGGCAAAGGATAAGCAGGCACCGGTCACTACCGAACCGCGCACGCAACGTGCATGGTCGCTGCGTCGCCACGGAGGCATGTGGCTGTATGAGCAGGCCGACATCCCCGAAGACGTGTTCCGACGTTACGTGACCGAGGAGCACGAGGACCTGTTCGGCATGTGCGCGAGCAAGCTCGAGGTGGACATGAGCAAGCTACGGGAGCGGGACTGATGACGCCCGACGAAATCGAGCGCGATGCACGCGCAGCTGCCGATCGTGCGCTGTCCAAGCCATGTACTCAGGCCGACGCGGACGCTTTCGAGCGTTTGCTGCGTCGTATGGACGACTCCGAACTGCGTGGGTTCATGATGACCTGCGAGATCTACATGATGCAGCGCCTTGCGAACGCTGCGCCCAAGCCGGACCCGATCGCGCTATGACCGCCCTCGCCATCATCATCTGCACCACGCTGCTGCTGCTCGCAGTGGCATACGGCGTCTTTCACGAGCGGCACCGGCGCTTCTGGCTCGACCGGAGCGTGGACGAACTGAAGCTCTCGCTATCGGCCATTCGCCGGTCCGTCGAGGTCAAGGACGCGACGATCGAAGCGCTCGAGAAGCGGATTCGAGACCTGGAGGCGCAGCGTGCGTTCCGAAGCTGACGGCTGGCGGCTGCCGTACGACTACGACCCGAGGCCGCAGCGTTGACGCTGAGCCGCAAAGACGCGATCGCGACGCTAGCTCAGCCGGCAGAGCAGCCGATTTTTAATCGGTCGGTCGCAGGTTCGATCCCTGCGCGTCGCACCATAGCCGCATCGTCTAGTGGTCCAGGACGCCGGGACTTCACCCCGGAAACCCCGGTTCAAACCCGGGTGCGGCTGCTACGTCCCGTGTCGTCTAACGGTAGGACGGAGGTCTTTGGTGCCTCCTATCTCGGTTCGAATCCGAGCGCGGGAACCGAATGACACTATCGCGCAAAGACGCAATCGCGGAGCTTTGGAGGCGCGGGAACGTTCGCTGGATTCTCCGCGATTACCAGCGCGATATATTGTCACTGCTCGACCATCCAACCGCCATCGTCGTTAGCGGGCATTGCTCAGTCCGTATCGGCAAGACGTACGATGCCGTGCTTGCGGCGATCGAGATGGGGTTTCGGAAGAAAAATGCGTCGATCAAGTTCGCCTATCCGACCCTGAAGCAAGCAAAACAGGTCGTCGTCCCTGCGATGCGCGACGTGCTCGAGACGTGCCCGCATGACCTGCGCCCGGTCATCAACCGCGCTGACATGACGTGGACTTTCCCGAGCACGGGCGCTGTCATCACGCTGGCCGGATGCGATACCGAGGAGTCTTGCGACGGACTGCGAGGCGATAAGGTGGATCTCGCGGTGGTTGACGAGGCTGGGTTCATCGACCACCTAGACTACCTGATCGATTCGGTGCTGAAGCCGCGAACGATTACGACCGGCGGCAAGATCCTACTCATCAGCTCGAGTCCGGTTCAGCCTTCGCACCCGTATCGGCGCTTTCACGAGCAGGCCGAGATTGTCGGTGCGGCCCGACGCTACACGATCGACGTTCTGCGTCCGTACGTTGGCGATGCGGTAGTGGACAAGTACATCGCCGAATCGGGCGGGCGAACATCTACCAAGGTGAGGCGAGAATACTTCTGCGAATTCGTTACCGAACTCGATAAGGCGGTCATCCCCGAGTGGGTCGATGCTGAGTCGACGTCCGTTCGCGAACCGAAGCGGCCAACGCACTTCAACGCTTACGTTGCTGGCGACACCGGGTTCAATGACCTGTCGGCCGCAATTTTCGCGTTCTACGACTTCCAGCGCGCCAAGATCTGCGTCGAGGACGAAGTGGTGTGCGAGCGCGAGTCGTCGATGGTCTACGCGGATAAGTGCAAGGCGGCCGAAGCGAAGCTGGCATGGCCTGCGCAGGCGAACGTGACGCGGGTAGCCGACGCTCCGTTGCAGGTCTTGGCCGACATCTACCATCACAACGGCTACGTCTTCGGTCCGCCGGCCAAGGACGACGCGGAAGCATCACTGAACGCGCTACGCGTCGCGATCGCCAAGGGACAAATCGAGATTCACCCGCGGTGTAAGACGCTGATCGCACACCTGCGAAACGCCATCTGGAATACCGGACGGACCAGCTACGAGCGTATGCCGGGCTTTGGCCACTTTGATCTTCTGGATTGTCTCAAGTACCTGGTCCGGCATGTGAACAGGCAGGAGAACCCTTTCCCGCGCCATCCGGAGGGCGTCAGCGCAGAAACGCATTTCCTGCTACCATCCTCGATGGTCCAGCCGTCAAACCACGAGCTGGTGAGAGCGTTTACGTGGAGATGACATGGATACGACAGGCAACAGCGTCAGCGCAAACACCGAGTATTGGGCGGCCGTTCCGACGGACCAACTACTCGGCAAGATGCAGGACAAGATCCAGCTTTACTACAGCTACTGCCTTAGCAGCGGCCGTGCTGACGTTTGGCGCAGGTCGTACCGGCTTCTGTACGGCTGGGATGCGAGCGGTACGTTCAAGAGCTCTCGCCGCATCTCGTTCAGCGGCGAGGAGGGCGAGGCCGTTGACGCTTCAGCGAACATCCTTCGAAGCCTGACCCGTGCGATGCACACGCAGATTACCGGATCGCGCCCGTCCTACGCATGCCGGACGACGAGTAACGATTCGCGCAGTCTCGAGGTCGTTCGCGTCGGTAACGCGCTGCTCGACTTCATGTGGACCGAGGCGCAGCTTGAGCAGGCACTTTCCCAAATGGCTTGGTATTCGCTGCCGTCTGGAGAGGGCTGGGCCTACACGCGCTGGGACCATTGGGGCGGGGAGCCTATCGCCGTCGACCCGATGACCGGGGCTCTGGTCTGGTCCGGGCAGGTCAAGTGCACGGCGCTCAAGCCCGAGGACGTGGTGCGCGACATCCACCAGTCCGACATGGACCTTGATTGGGTCATCGTCTCGACGCTCGAGAATCGACACGCATTGGCGGCGCGCTTCCCGGAATACCGCTCCGAGATCCTGAACGCCTCGCCTCCGGGCCAGTGGAACAGCATCCGCGCGCGCATGCCGTCCTCGCAGCTCTACCGTGATGCCGCGTCCGATGCGGTCCCGGTATTCGAACTCTGGCATCGACGGACCGATGCGCTTCCGAGCGGCCGACACGCGATGATGGTTGGCACGTCCTGCATCGTCCAGGACGACGAGATGCCGTACTCCATGCTGCCGGCCGTGCCGATGATTCCCAGCCTCGAGATCGACCAGGCGTGCGGGTACGGAGAGACCTGGGACCTGAACAATCTGCAACAGGCCATCACAAGCATCATTTCTCAGGTCGTCAGCACCCGCGAAAACTTCGGCGCGCGCAACGTGTGGGCCACGCCAGGAACGCGCCTTTCGTCCGCGCAGATTGGCCAGGGCTTCCGCATCATCGAGTCAGCTCAGAAGCCGGAAGTGATCGACATGGGCGCGGGATACGTCGGCGAGGCATCGTCCGCGATCGACCTGCTCAAGGGATTGATGCAGTTGCAGACGGGCATGAACGACACCGTTCTTGGTGATGCGTCCAAGTCTCAGTCGGGCGAAGCGCTCCGGATGCTGCATTCGATGGCGATGCAGTACAACAGCGGTCTGCAGGCCAGCTACGCGCGCGCATCCGAGAAGGTCATGACGCTCGTCATCGAGGCGTGCGGTCAGTACATGCAAGGCGAGCAGATTATCCCGATCGTCGGACGCGGCAATCGGCAGACGGTCGCGAGATTCAAGGGCGAGGACCTACAGGCGATCGATTCGGTGCAGATCGAGATGCAGGCCGCATCGCTCCGTACCAGCGCCGGGCGTCTCGACGTTGCGGACAAGCTCCTGCAGGCCGGTCTCATCACTGACCCGAAGCAGTATTTCGAGGTGCAGGCTACGGGCCGGCTCGAGCCGATCCTTGATGCACCGTATGCAGAACGTGTGCTCATCGACGCCGAGAACGAGCGGCTGATGGACCCAGCATCGGCGCAGACGGTGCGTGTCCTCATCTCGGACAATCACGCGAAGCACATCTCGGAGCACCTGAGCAAGTTGAACGATCCCGATCTACGCCTCGACGACGCTATCACCGGGGCGTTCCTTGGCCACGTCCAGGAGCACATGCAGCTATGGGCAGCAGCGCCGCCGGACATCCTTGCAGCCACCGGCCAGGCCCAGGCTCCGAGTGCAGCGATGGCGCAGCAGATGGCCGCTCAGCAGCCGAGCCCAGGTCCGGGCGGACCGCAGCCGAACGCCGCGCCCACGGGCGGGCCTGGCGGGGCTGGGTTCCCAGCGATGGACCCGAATACGCCGCCGGCCGATGTGGGCCAGCAAGAGCCGGGGATGGCCCCGACGACGATTTGAGGAGGCTAATCGATGAGTGACGCAGGATCGGCCCTAGGTGGCCAGCCAAGCACCGGAGGCGGGGCCGTCTCCCCGTCGTTTCGCGAGGCACTGAACGGACCGCCTAAGAGCAACGGCGGGTCGTCGGAGTTCCGGGACGCGCTGAACCGCGACCGGGACACGTCCGACAAGCGTCCGCGCAACGACCGGCCTAGCGATTCGAACGACTCGCGGTCGACCGAGCACGTAGCGGGCCGGCCCGAGACGAAGGCTCGCGACACGTCGCCGAAGACCGACGCGGACCAGCAGCGCCAGCCGCGCAAGGCCGACCGCGACATGCGAACCGAGCGTTCGCAGGAGCGCGATGGACAGGAGCAGGCCCGGGCCGATGACGCGCTCGACCTCGACCGGAAGGTGCGCGCCAAGGTCAACGGCAAGGAAAAGGAAATCTCGCTACGTGAGGCGCTGGACTATTACCAGCGTGGCGAGAGCGCTAACCAGCGGTTCCAAGAAGCGGCCAATCTCCGCAAGGAAGCCGAGACCGCCAAGGAACGTGCCGAGCGGCTCTTGCGCGACCCGAAGGCGCTTGTCGATGCCATCATCAACGACGAGACCGGCGCAAAGACGCTTCACGAGGCGTATACGGAGCTACAGCGCCTCGCCCAGATGAGCCCCGAGCAGCAGCAAGAATACCTGCGGGTCAAGGAGCTTGAAGGCAAAGCGTTCCAGATGGAACAGCTTGAGCGACAGCGCCAGGCCGAAATCGAGCAGCAGCAGGCCGACGCCATCATTGACCAGCACCTTGACGGGCTCGACGATGCCTACGAAAAGCTCGGCTGGTCGCCGTCCGAGAAGGTCCAGGACGTAGCCGATATGCTCGCCGCTAGCATGATTGACGATATCAAGGAAAGCGGCACGAAGGGGGTCACCTACCGCCACATTGCAGGGTCCGTGAAGGACGCGATCCAGGACATGGTTTCCGAGTCGCTGTCGAGTATGGACAACGCGGCACTCCGCGAGCTCATCGGAGACAAGCGGATCAAGGCGCTGATTGCGGAGGATGTGAAGGCCGTTCAGAGCCGGAAGCCCGCCGCCGTTCCTCGCGACCAGAACCGCCAGCCGACCGGGCAGTTTGCGCAGAAGGGCAAGCCGGAGCCGGCGACGCACTACGCGGGAGACATGCGCAGCTTCCGAGACATGTTGAACCGCGAGCGTTGACCTGCTAGCCTGATTGTCCCTGTCACCGCAGGGACCACCGGACTCGAAACCAGCCCCGCTTGGCAATGATGCTGAGCGGGGCTTGACTTTTCTTGCGACTTATGCGTCACTGAATGCGGCCCCGTGTAAGAAGGGCCAAAGCGGCCGTAGCCGTCGCGGACCCCTCTACCAATCGGCGAGGACCAGCCCGCACCTAGCGATCGAGGCTCGCGAAATAGCGCCCAGTCAAAGGCGCTTCGCAATCCAAGAAAGTCAGGTGTGTGATGGCAGTTGTGACTACGGAAAACGGCACGTCGGTCGACGGCCTGTTCAAGAATCGGTATATCGGCCGCGTCGAGCAGGTTCTTAGCCAGGACAACGAGTTCCAGAAGCGCGTGCCGTTCGATTCGAGCAACAAAATCGGCCGCTACTACATGAAGGCCGTCCAGCTTCGCCGGCCCCAGGGCGTGACGTTCGCGTCGGGCTCGAGTGCGAACGATGCGTTTGCGCTGAACGGCTCGGTCGCCTCGACGATCCTTGATGCGTACATCGACGCGTCGTCGATCGTCATGCAGGACCGAATCGGCTACACGACCATGGCCCGCGCCATGTCGACCGAGCAGGCGTTCGCCGAGGTCTTTGACGTCACGGTCGAGGGTCTGCAAATGCAGGCCCGCGCCAACATTGAGTTGATGTCGCTCTACGGTCAGTCGGACCTCGGCACCGTCGAGTCTGCCTCGACCGTCTCGTTGAAGCGGCAGGTCGTCATTTCGAAGGCGACGTGGGCAGCCGGTATCTGGCCGCAGCTCGAGGGCGCGCTTGTCGACGTCTACGCTGACAGCACGCTTGCGTCCAAGGTCACGGCCACCACGTACCTGCAGGTCGTCTCGGTCGACATCGCCAACCGCACCATCACGCTGGACGGCACGGACTACGCCTCGGTGACGGCTAACAACGTCATCGTCCCGTACGGCACCGGCACCGCTGGCGCTTCGTGGGCCAAGGGCGTTTCGAAGATCATCCAGACGAGCGGCACGCTGTTCGGCATCGACAACTCGGCGTATGGAAACTTCAAGGGCAACAGCTACTCGAGCGTGAACGGCGTTCTTACCCTCGGTAAGATCAACAGCGCTGCGTCGCTCGCCTGGAACCGTGGCACCGCGCGCAAGCTGTCGTGTTTCGTCAGCGCATGGACCTGGACCGACATGAACGTTGACGCTGCGGCGCTTCGGCGTTACGCGGAGTCGACGAAGGCCGGTCTCGACCTCGGCACGACCAGCATCACCTACTACGGCCCGAACGGCGAGATCGAGATCGTCCCGCATCGCTTCGTCAAGGCGGGCGAGGCGTTCCTGCTCGACCTCTCGTCCTGGTCGCGTGTCGGCTCGATGGACGTCACCTACAGCCTCCCCGGGCTGCCGGAGAACTTCATTCTTCAGCTTCCGAGCAACGCAGGTTTTGAGCTTCGAAACTTCAGCGATCAGGCTCCGTTCTGCTGGAATCCCTCCGCGCAGACGTACATCTCGGGCATCGTCAACAATTCGCTCTGAGGTCTAGACGATGGCATCCCATGGAATGCTGACGATCAACGCGTTCTTCCCGCAGAAGTCGCAGACGGACCTCAACAATATCGTGACCGCAAACTCCACGGGGAGCGGTCGCGAGTTGCGGAATGCCATCGTCTCGCTTCTCAGCGGTGGCGCCATCGGAGGCGGCGGCCACGGTCTCGTGGCTGTCGCTGGCGTGGCTACCAGCGTCGCTGCCTCCTCGAGCTTCACTTGCACGGCCGCGTCGTTGACGGTGGGCGACAAGCTCATCATCTCGGGTCCGGACGGTGACGTGACGCTGACGGCTGTTGCCGCGAGTACCGAGAACCCGCTTCTCGGCCAGTACAGCGTCGGCGGCGGCACGGATGCGAACCTCGCGACGTCGATCCGTCTCGCCATCAACGCGAACCCTGCGGCCAAGAAGTACTGCAC